GTTGGTTGAACTTGCAGGTTCAGACCCTATGATGAACATGGGGCAGACTCGTTGGTATAAAGATATAAATCCCAAAGCCACATATCTAATAGCTTTAGATCCCAGCCTAGGCACAGGTGGTGACTACGGAGCCATCCAAGTCTACGAAATGCCTGAAATGATACAAGTAGCAGAGTGGCATCACAATACCACGCCTGTGCAGCAACAGGTCAGAGTCTTGAGAGAAATACTAAAATACATACATGACAGAGGCGAAGAACGAGGCGGTGCACCTATCATGTATTACAGTGTTGAAAATAATACAATAGGTGAATCTGCTCTGATAGTTATCAACGATATAGGCGAAGAAAACTTTCATGGACTGTTTCTTAGTGAGCCCATCCGCAAAGGACACATACGCAAGTTCCGTAAAGGATTTAATACCACGCACAGAAGTAAAATATCTGCTTGCAGTCAACTAAAAAACATGATCGAAAATCACAAGATGACTATCAACAGCAAACCGTTGATATCTGAGCTAAAAACATATATTGCTTCAGGGCTGGGTTTTAAAGCCAAGAGTGGAGAACATGACGATTTAGTCAGTTCAACACTGTTAATCATGCGCATGGCAGATGTGTTAGCGGACTGGGATCCGCAGATCTACGATAAAATGACAGAAAAAATCACCGATGAATCCATGCCTATGCCGATCTTTGTCAGTATGGGTCTTTGATAAATATACTTATGGACGCAACAAACAACATAGCCACCGATTTATTCTACAAAGTACGCAGCCGCTTCTCTGGGCTGAAATTAGGTGCCGAAACCGGTGAGATAACCATCAATCCGGAACAGGCAAGATTCTTTGATTTTGACTACACAGAAGGCCAGAATCCCATAGGGCATGTCAGCATCAGTCTTGCTGAACCCAACTCCATGAAAGTGTATTTTTCCAATGGAATTACCGAAGGCATGGATGATGGACAAAAAACAAATTGGTACGGATTCTTAAAAGAACTGCGTCAATTTGCCAAACGCAGATTATTGAGTTTTGACACCAGAGACATTGCCAAAGACAATCTTGACAAACGAGATTATCAATTCCTTAGTCAGAACGCACAACCTAAACCACAGACAAATACGATACAAAAACCAGTTGGAGAAAGCACAATGAGTGAAAACATAATGAGCGAAAGCTCAATGTATGGTAGCAAAACAATGAGCTATCAAAAATTAATGGACACACGTTTGATCATTAAACATAATCAAGCAGTGATGGATGACACACAACCAGGTTCTAGAACCAGAAATATCGGTGCCTTGTTTGTAGAAAATCAAGACGGTGAAAGATTCAAATATCCATTTATTCATCTAGCTGGTGCTAGAGCCATGCAGCGCCATGTGGCCAATGGCGGCCTGCCTTACGATGATCTAGGCAAAAGTATTACGCAAATGAGCGAAGAAATTGCACAGTTGAAAAGTTTTGGTAACTATGTGGTCCGTAACGATCTAATGAATTCCGAAACCAACTCAGTGGTCGAAAGAAGCACAGAATATCTAAATCATCTTAGAGAACAGATCAAGGCATTGAGCAAACAAAGTCACTACGAGGCTTACAGAGAATCATTCCAGGCAAACCCCAACGAGGAAATACCTCAAGACGTGGTAGAAGATTTTAAACAAAAATTCACAGTCAGATCGTTTAAAGAAGATATTGCAACTGTGTTTCCGGTCTTATACAGACTAATGAAAGAAGGAAGCACTATAGGCTATGACGACATAGTCGCTATGACACAAGAAGAAATCAACAACGAAGACCTTACAGTTGAAACAGAAGACAATGACCCATTTGCTCAATTTGAAAATTGGGTAATGGCACTAGGCGAAGAAAGTGCGGTAACCAGTGAAGATCCTGAAGAGCAGGCAGCAGCATTACAGGGACTACAAGAACTTGTAGGACAACACTTCCCAGCAGGTGTCGATGGAACCAACGCCATTGAAAGTCTTAAAGGATTAATCGAAGATCCAGAATTGTATAAAAGAATCAAAGAACAGGCAGCACAAGATCCAGATGCATGTGTAAGACCATTGGTCAAAGATTGGTTGGAATTCAATGCACCTGAAACACTAGAACAGTTGGATTTTGGCGATATGGTAGATGACCCGGAAGCGACCCAGGGAGTTGATCAAACTGCTCCGGAAGCGGAACCAGCACCAGTTGATCCAGCGGCAGCGGTTGCGCCTGCACAAGAGCCATTGCCGCGAGAAGCTGTGGATCCCGACAATCCAAGAGACTACGAAAGACCAGCAGTAGATAGAAAAAAAGCAGGCCAGTCACCGTTAACTATGAAAGATGTAGAATACAAAGACGACAAACCCAAACGTGATTTTGAAAAGAGAAAAGAAAGATTAAACACCGAAGAGTTAGCAGAGTTTATCACATCATTTTATGATCGTGACACAGGCACATTTCCCAAAGGCCCAGAAGGTGTTGCTATTATGGTAGGCAAGAAGTTTGGCGAACAGGCAGAACAAGTTGCTCGTAAATTTGTAGAACGTATGGCACCACAGCAGAGTACCGATCAAAATCCAGAACTTCAAGAACTATCACGCATTAGAGAATTAGCAGGCTATTAAAAGTTTCGTCGCAGTTAGATTGGGCACTTAGGTGCCCTTTCTTTTTGGCGAAATGAAATCAAACTTTTATGTAAACGTTTAGTCTTATTAAAGCGTTATATATATACGTAGGGAATATTCTTTGCGTAAAACAACCTAAAGGAAACTTTAAAATGAAATCAGTAATCGCAATCATTGTATCAGCATTTGCAGTATCAGCATTTGCACAAGCACCTGCTGCACCTGCTAAGAAAGAAGAAGCTAAACCAGCTGCATCTGCTCCTGCAAAGGCAGCAACGCCTGCAAAAAGTGAACCTGCTAAGAAAGAGCCAGCTAAAGCAGACGCAAAAGCCGCTACTCCAGCGAAGTAATTTCGGGTTAGACGATAGTGACTTCGTTGTTGATGATGAAGTCACATTTGGTCGTAATCTAAAGGCTCGAGACTTTGGTAAGGTAGTTGATGATGACTTATCAGAGTATGTAAAATTTAGATTATGGCTAGCTAGGCAACGAGCCATGGCAGCATATAAGAAAAAGTGGGCCTGACCCGCTTTTTCTTTTGGTAAGATAAATCAAAAAATACGTAGATAATCGTTGACCTTGATAAATAAAAAGCGCATAATAAAACATGTGCATAAGGCATATAAACATTTTAGGCATAACACAAGGAGGCATTTAAAATGGCAACATTATCAGAAATCCGTGCTAAACTTCAAGAAGCACAATCAAAGTCCACAGGACAATCCACTGGCGGTGGAGACAACGCAATTTACCCACACTGGAATATGCAAGAAGGCAAAGAAGCCGTTGTACGTTTCTTACCTGATGGCAATCCTAACAACACATTCTTCTGGGTAGAACGTGCGATGATCAAATTGCCATTCGCTGGCATCAAAGGTGAAACAGACAGCAGAGCAGTGCAGGTACAAGTTCCCTGTGTGGAAATGTATAACGACGGCACAGCATGTCCAATCCTATCAGAAGTGCGTGGTTGGTTTAAAGATAAATCATTGGAAGAAATGGGTCGTAAATATTGGAAAAAGCGTTCATACATTTTCCAAGGCTTTGTGGTTGAAGATCCACTCAAGGAAGATAAACTTCCAGACAACCCTATCCGTAGATTTATTATCGGACCTCAGATCTATGCTATCATCCGTTCAGCGTTGATGGATCCGGAATTGGATGAGTTGCCAACAGACTATCTGAAAGGTCTCGACTTCCGTATTGCCAAGACATCAAAAGGTGGCTTTGCTGACTACTCTACATCAAAGTGGAGCCGACGTGAGCGTTCACTGACAGATGTTGAATCAGCGGCAGTAGAGTCACATGGTCTTTTTGATCTCAGCGGCTTCTTGCCAAAGAAACCCACTGATGTTGAACTTAAAGTCATGAAAGAAATGTTTGAAGCTTCTGTAGATGGTGAAGCCTATGACATGGAACGTTGGGGACAATATTTTAAACCAGCAGGCATGAGCCAAGCCACTGGTGATCCTAATAGACCAACGGCTGTTGCTGCTCCTATTGCAGATGCAGATGACGAACCAGCTCCTGTAGTTAAGGCCGCTCCAGCAGCCGCTCCGGCAGCTTCAACAGAATCTGCTAGTCGTGCGCAAGACATTCTTGCCATGATTCGCAATCGTCAGAAGTAATTAGACTAAACATAGAGTGCGAGGCAATCTCGCACTCTCTTTCATTTCTAGGAAAATAATAATGGCAAAACTAACTAAATTAACAAAAGTGAGCGAATCAATCACGATCAATCGTTATGATAATGCTTGGATGGTTGAAATTAGCGGGCGTGATAAAAAAGAAGAATGGAAGAATTCTAAAACAGTCTGCAACACAGAAGAAGAATTAATTGCGTTAATCAAAGAATACAACGCAATGGACCTGGACAATTAATATGGCAAAAGCATTTGATATTTCTAAATTTAGAAAGTCAATTACTAAATCTATTGACGGTTTAAGTATTGGCTTTAACGACCCAACTGATTGGGTCAGTACAAACAACTATGCATTAAATTATCTTATTAGCGGAGACTTTAAACGTGGTATTCCGCTAGGTAAAGTTACAGTATTTGCAGGCGAAAGTGGCGCAGGTAAGAGTTTTATCTGTTCAGGCAATCTAGTTAAGAATGCACAAGCACAAGGTATCTTTCCGATCTTGATTGATACAGAAAATGCGCTTGACGAGAAATGGTTACACGCACTTGAAGTTGATACAAGTCCAGATAAGTTGTTGAAACTTAACATGGCCATGATTGACGATGTGGCAAAAACTATTACAGAATTTGTTGCAGAATACAAGACAATGCCAGAAGACGAGCGTCCTAAAGTATTGTTCATCATTGACAGTCTTGGAATGTTACTGACTCCCACTGATGTTAACCAGTTTCAAGCCGGGGATCTCAAAGGTGACATGGGCCGTAAACCTAAAGCACTCACAGCACTGGTTCGTAATTGTGTAAACATGTTTGGTAGTCTAGGTATTGGTCTAGTCGCAACCAATCACACATACGCAAGCCAAGACATGTTTGATCCAGACGACAAGATCAGTGGCGGTCAAGGCTTTATCTACGCCAGTTCAATCGTGGTTGCCATGCGTAAATTGAAACTGAAACTCGATGCTGATGGCAACAAGACCACAACTGTGCAAGGTATTCGTGCTGCTTGTAAGATCATGAAAACTCGTTATGCAAAGCCGTTTGAAAGTGTGCAGGTCGAGATTCCTTATGAAACAGGTATGAGTCCATATAGTGGATTAGTCGACCTGTTCGAAGCCAAAGGCATGCTCAAGAAAGAAGGTAACAGCCTTGTCTACACTACCAAAGACGGCGAGATCATCAAGCAGTTCCGCAAGGCTTGGGAACGTAATGAGAAAGACGGCCTAGACATTGCCATGGAAGATATTTCCAAACATGGTGAAATTTCCACATCTGAGATAACTACTACAGTTGAACCAGACTTGGAGGAAGCACAATGAAAGAAGATTTAATCGCTGACCTGTGGCACGTGGTAATTGGACATATTCCTGAAAAACAAAGACCGGATGTGGCCACTGATTTTGTAAACACATTGCTTGACTACGGTATCAAAGAAAGTGTGTTAGACAGTTTGCAAGGAGTAGATCCTTTTCTTGACGAAGCTATCACATACGCCATCGACGGTGAAGAGATCGAAGAAGATGTAGACAGCTACGACGAAGAGGAATAAATGAATTGGTACGACAAGGTTAGTAAAGATATAAGCAACATTCCAGATGCTGCGGCCTATTATGAAGCTGAGTTAATCGAAGCAAAACAAGATGTCCGCATAGCGGGTAACATCGAGAAGGCAAGTTCGCAGATGCCCGGCATTGTGGAAGAACGCTTTAATCAACTTCAAGAAATTGAAGGTATCCTTGAATACTTAAATATTGAACTTCGTAGACTTCGCAGTCAACATTTTCGCAAGTATCTCGAAAATTATCAACGAGCTTTATCTTCAAGGGACTGTGAAAAGTTCGTTGAAGGTGAAGCTGACGTTGTAGACTTTGAAAAAATTATCAACGATTTCGCTCTTCTACGCAACAAATGGCTGGGCATTATCAAAGCACTTGACCAAAAACAATGGCATCTCAGCAACATTGTTAAACTACGAGTATCTGGACTAGAAGACGCCAGTCTTTAAATGCTAGATAATATACGCAGATAAATATCTGCATGAAAATCGTTTTAATTACTGGTGGATTTGATCCCCTACATTCCGGGCACATTGCCTACTTCAAAGCTGCAAAAACTCTAGGAGACATGTTAATTGTTGGATTAAATTCTGACGATTGGCTTGTCCGTAAAAAAGGCGCGGCCTTTATGCCGTGGAACGAACGACTGTGCATCATCAATAATCTATCGATGGTTGACGAAGTTTATACCTTTAATGACGATGACGGATCAGCAAAACATTTTATTCAACAAGTGCGAGCACATTATCCCGATGCCAAACTGATATTTGCCAATGGCGGCGATAGGACCAAAGATAACATTCCAGAGATGGATGTTGTAGATTCCAATTTGTCATTTGTATTTGGTGTGGGCGGCGAAAATAAAATGAATTCTAGTTCGTGGATTCTTCAAGAATGGAAGGCTCCTAAGACCGGTAGGGCCTGGGGATACTATCGTGTCTTGCATGAACAAGGTCAAGAAGTCAAAGTCAAAGAACTTACGGTATTACCTAAAACCTGTCTCAGCATGCAACGCCATCAAAATCGAGCAGAACATTGGTTCGTGTCTGAAGGCATCGCTACAGTCTATACTGTTGACCAATCTACAGACATGGATCTGCTAGGTGAATTTACTCGATTTCAACATATACACATCAACAAGCATCAATGGCATAAGTTATGCAACGAAACCGATCAGCCTCTGAAAGTTGTAGAAATACAATACGGAGATCAGTGCATAGAAGAGGATATAGAAAGAAAATGATTCCAATTTTTATTGGGTATGATCCCCGAGAAGCCATAGCATACCATGTGTGTTCAAACAGTATTATTAGACATTCTAGTCATCCAGTGAGTATTAACCCGTTGGCATTGAACATATTAAAAGACTACGAAGAAAAACACACCGACGGTAGTAATCATTTTATCTACAGTCGCTTCCTTGTTCCACACTTAATGCAATATAAAGGTTGGGCAATATTCATGGACGGCGATATGTTATTGCGTGACGACATTGAAAAACTATGGGCATTAAGAGATAATTCAAAAGCAGTTATGGTTGTTAAACACGACTACAAAACTAAAATGTCTGAAAAGTATCTTGGTGCCAAGAACGAAGACTATCCTTGTAAAAATTGGTCTAGTGTGATACTTTGGAACTGTGGGCACCCTGCCAATGCTGTGGTTACTCCGGAGTTTATACAAAATGCCACTGGAGCACAGGTACATAGATTTACATGGCTTACTGACGACTTAGTCGGCGAACTTCCAGTAGAATGGAACTGGCTGGATATTGAATACGAGTGGAACCCTCAAGCAAAATTAGTTCACTATACCCTAGGAACACCTTGCTTCCATGAATTTTCAGACCAGGGTGATTTCTCCAACGAATGGCATAGAGAAAAAATTTACGTAGATTATTGTCTACAGCACGGTCTATGATCTTTTTAAGCAAAGACGGCAAAGATCCATATATTAACATGTTTGCACAGGGGTGCAACACTAGAACAACTTCAACTGAAGATTTTAATTACAACGACAGTATTGATCCTATTGTATTAAGAGGTATACTTAAGAAAAAGTGGATACACCAATGTTGGGAAGATAGTCGTGATTTCTATTATATAGACACGGGATATTTTGGCAATGAGAGAACTGATTCAAATCCCAATGGTTGGAAAAATTGGCATCGTATAGTAAAGAACAATCTACAACATGGCGAGATCGTGCCAAGAAAAGATGATAGATTTAAACATTTTAATAAAAAGTTTCAGCCCTGGAAGAAAGATGGAAGAAAGATACTAGTAGCGAAACCAGATGAAAAACCCATGCGATTCTATGACTACAATCTAGATATTTGGTTAGAACATACAGTAAATGAAATAAAAAAATACACAGATAGACCTGTGGTAGTTAGAGAGCGGGCACCTAAAAGATTAGATAGAACAGTTAACGATACACTAGAACAGGCCCTCAATGATGATGTATTTGCATTAGTTACATTCAACAGTGTAGCAGCTACAGAAGCTGTATTCCTTGGAATACCTGCATTTACTCTAGCACCGGCTAATGCAGCTAGTCCTGTTAGTTTGCAGGATCTATCTAAAATAAACGAACCTTACTATCCCGACCAAGATAAATTATATGCGTGGGCCTGTCATTTGTCATACGGGCAGTTTCATAATTCAGAATTGAGAAACGGCAAAGCCATGGAGATGTTATTAACATTATGAAAGAACTATCTTTAGAAGAATCTCTGGTCGTAGGGTCGAATCATTTTTGTACTACGGATATGTCCAACATTGATAACCCTATGGTTGTTCGTGGGGTAACAAGCAAAAGCGAAATAGTAGAGTGCAAAAAGACGAACAGAGATTTTTATTACATAGATACTGGTTATGTAGGTAATTTTCCAAGTGTAGGAAACAAGTCAGGTAAAAAATGGTGGCACCGAATTGTAAAAAATGATCTACAACATATTACCCCTCAATCAGTTCCCGCCGATCGATGGATCAATCTTCTTAACCAAGATCCTAGATTGAGTTGGAAAGGCTGGAAACCTTTTAATAAAAAGATATTATTGGTATTGCCGAATCCCAAAGCCTGTAGATATTTTGATATTGATTGTGATACATGGATTAAAGAAACTACTGAAAAAATAAAAACATATTCTAATTTGCCGATTGAAATCAGGGCGAAAGGATCAAGAAGTGAAAGGGGACATGGATATTCAATTTACGACGCATTTAATTCTGGAGTTTACGCCACGGTGTCATTCAACAGCATAGCATCATTGGAAAGTGTGCTATACGGCATCCCGGCATTTGTTTCGGTGCCTTGCGCAGCCAGCACTCTGGCATCTACCGATCTATCCACACTCGGAAATCCATTCAAACCTTCGACAGAAAATATAACCGAAATGTGTAAGACCTTGGCGTATGGCCAGTTCACCCAAGAAGAAATTACCAACGGTACAGCCTGGAAAATATTAAATCAATGAAATTACTAGTAAACGACAAAGAACTTGCACACTATCTTATCAGTCTGATAGATTTAAAAGATCATTGCGCACACATTGAGTTAGATGAGCGTAAAACTGCAGAAGCTATACACTTTATCATCGAAAAAAGAGATCATCATAAATTTGATATTGAAAAATTCCGTGATAAGTTTAAAGAAAAACTATGGCGGGGAGTCTCTGCGGATGCTATAGAATGGCGCAGTAAAGTCAACACAGTTTTAGAAAATTACAGAAAAAATTATTTCGGCCAAATACACAAAAAGGCTGAATACGTGATAGAAAAATTAGGTGCTGAAAATATCATTGACGCCTATATGAATAGTGATCAACAATATTTTATCAAAACCGTTGGACTACAAATTGATCCCACAGCAACTATGATTCGTCGCAGAGATTTCTTGAACAGCGCAGAAGACTGTCTATTACGAAACACAGTAGGCAATGAAAATATCATTGTAGATAAAATTGATAATCATCTTCCGTTCTGGTTCATAGATAGCGGGTATACTAATTTTGTTGAATCTAATAAAAAATGGCATAGGCTTACAAGAAATCACCTGCATTTTAATAATCAATTTGTTGCACCTGCAGATAGATTGAAAAATTTCACAGAATTTCCTAGACCTTGGCGTAACACTGGCAAAAAAATATTAGTGGTAGAGCCCGGCGAGTTTGCAGCCAGCATCATGCATGTAGATGTGGAATCTTGGACCAAACAAATCGTCGATGAACTGAAAAAACACACAGATAGACCTATAGAAATTAGATCTAAAACTAATAAGAAAACACGCACTAGTCTTTATCAAACACTGCTAGATGGAGACTACTATTGCACGGTTAGT